ACTGTATAGATATATGCACCGGTGTTGCCGGTAATAGGACATACGGCGGAAGTAGTTACAGGGTACTGGACTGGAGCGTTAACAGCGTTATTGAACGCCATAGTTCCGGTATTACCCTTGTAAGTATATACGTTGTAGTTGTCGTACTGGCTGGAAAGCGAACGGTTGACCTTGATAGGATCCGAATAGAGACCAACGTTGTCTACGATACTGAGTCCGCGAACCAGGTCTTCAAGTGCTAAATGAGGGTCATTGTAATCGACAGTACCGATTTGAATCTGGTTTGCGACAAAGTTGTTCACGAAGTTACCTGCGACGATGCGGTGTACGTGATAGACCGTGTGAGTACCAGTTGCGGCAGGGTCAGTATCTACCGTGATTTCTGCTTCCTGGTCGATACCGTAAACCTGGATAATATTACCGATGTTACAGTCCTTGACGTCAGCATATCCGCAATAAACCGGCACGTTCTGTACCGTATTGTAGAGATATGCGTGTTCGACATCGAAACTACCGTTACCGATGAGGTTTGCACCCTGACAGTTGAGGTTTGCAAGAGCGATACGATCCTGGGTTACGTTGATTGTAGAATCCTGGAGACGGATAGAAGCACCGCTGTTGAAACCTGCGGCGAACTTGACTATCATTTCGCAGTTCTTGAAGATATAAGTGTTTGCAGCCTTACCCTGAAGAGTAATCGCACCGGCACAGTTCTCGATATAGTAAGTATGAGGATTGTCGGATTCCTTCAATACGGCGTCTGCGTTTGTAGACTTGTAGTTGATGAGCCATCTGTCGGAATCTACCACGTTCTCCCACGGATTCTGCTGAGTGAGTCTACCCTTCCAGTCATAGTTGACCTGTACCTGTTGTTCCTTGATACGTAGCCACATCAGTTCCTTGTGTTCGAAGTCATCGAAATCGGCGATGCAGTTACCGTCTACGTGGATATACGGAGAACCGTAGAACATGTCTTCAGTAAGCTGGCAGTTTACGAAATAACAGCCTGCCGTAATCATATTCTTTGAATTGATGATGCAGTTGGTAAACGCGGAAATGCTTCCGAGAGACTTATTGAGGTTAACGGTACAGTTAGAGAACGCGAGCACCTTGTTGGTAGGCACGTTCAAATCCACTTCGCAGTTCGCGTAGTTGGTCTGGAAGAGGAACTCGTCGCTGTCAATATTGACATGACGCGGGTTGATGAACATGTACGCGCCCCAGGAGGTCTTCACTTCCTTGGAATTCAAGTTGGTAGAGTGGTTGTAGAATAGAGGATCGCCGTTGAATTCGGTAGTCCAGATATTGGAAGTACCGGTATCGAGGAACGTTACGTCCTTGGCTATATCCACGAACGGGATTGTGAAGCTGAGGTTGTTGTACTTGTAGAACTTGTAGTCACCGTTGGCCGAGAAGTACGGACGGATATTTACGGAATTACAGTAAGCAATCCACTGTTCGATTCTCTGAGTATTTCCCGTGAAGTTCGTAGTATTCTGAGGGAATATACCGTAATGTCGGGAATCGCAGTGTTCTGTCGGTTTGACCATGACCCAACGACCGGTAAGTTCAGGACCCTGAATTATCGCACCGTTGTCGTCGTTATCCGTTAGGCTGGGGTTCCAAATATAGTTAATCGGCTCCTTGTCACCTGGCTGATTGTAACCTAACAGAGTGATAATCTTCTGACCACAAACTTCAGGAACTTTATCGATTTCGATAGCTCGAAGTTCTTCGATACTACCTACGCACGTAGCCGCATCGGAACTGATATGCTTGAGTATGTCGTTGATATTCTCGGAAGTATACTGGAGAGACCACAACGTATCGTCGTTGATGTCGATGTCCTGGGAACGGATGGACGTGAAGTCGCCGGTTCCGATATACTTATAGAAATAAGCCACCACGTCGGTATCGATGAATACCTGGTGTTCAGTACGGCCATAAATGTCCGTAATCTGCGGATTATCAAGGGGAGTATTGTCGGAATCAAAGATGGGAGCTACAGTATTCCCATCCTTGACGTTGAACATCACGCAGCCCTTGAGCGGCTTGTTGTTATTGTCGAGGTATCGATTCCATGTGTCCCAGTTTCTCATTAATTGCCTCCGAGTAAGTTAAGCTTATACATATTGTATATTCGTTCTTCTTCTGCTCTTTCAAGTTCTTCAGCAGCCTGGTCATCATACCATTTCTGAATCTTAGGACCGATTCCGAACGGTATACGTGTAAAGGCCTTGCCTTGTTCCTGTTGATAACCGCCAAGCTTATTAGTAATTAGATTCTTGAATGCTTCTTCATTACGTAATTGAGATTCAGAAGGCAACCTGGAATAACCGACTTCTGCACCGATATACTTGCTCAGAACCGGATCCTTCTGCATGAAACGAATATCCTCGTCAGAAAGACCGGCCTTTGAACTTACTTTCTTACCTTTCTCGTTATACATTCCCTTGAGCTTCTTCAAGATAGTTTCACGGGTAGCATAAATATCAGCATTATCGTAGTAATCGATTGCTTCGCTTCTGAGGAAATCCATCATTTCAGGATTTGTTACCTGTTTATCAATATCTCCGATATTCTTACCGATACGTTCCTTATCCTTGATTAATGTCAAGTCGTTATTAATATTGGAGAATGTTTCTTTACGTGCTTCCTGTGCAGACTTGCCTTCGCCTAAGTTCATAAGACGTGTACCAGTCTTACCACCTGTAACTTTATTTAGAACTGCACCGCCGGTTCTCAAGAAACCTTCACCAAGCATATTCGTAATAATACCAGAACCTACGTCAGCCTTACTGAAATCACCTCGACCATAAGTATTCGTACTGTCATATGCGGCAGCGTCAGCGACTTCAGTAAGAACCGGAGCCATAGAATTTGATAGAATTCTGCCTACAATAAATTTGCCAGCCGGATTGGCTATGAACTTCGCTGCACGGCCGTAAGGAGTAGCTTCGAGACCGGTCTGGAGCAAATCGAGACCATAATCTTTCAGTTGAGGTTCTTCACCGCGTTCAATAGCTTCCTGAGTCCTCTTTGCAACGAACGGCATGACCGTACCGAGTACACCTTCATGAGCCGCGTCATAACGGTTTCTCCTGATAGCCTCGTCAGTCATTTCCTGGATAACCTGTCTTGGTTCGCGACCTTGCTTTGCTGCAACGATTGCAACCTGGTTATACGGAATATTGGCAGTATTCTTATACCAATCTTTACCGAAAGTCTTGTCGTAATCAATCTTCTTGTCATAGCGTTCGCCGACTATAATATTGCTGAAACCTGGCATACGCTTGAGTTCAGGTTCGGTAAACATACGGAGCGGCAAATCACGGTTGGCCCAAACAGTATTTACAATATCGCGGTCGTCTTCGTAACCCTTAATCTTGGTATAAAGACCGTCAAGAAGGGCACGTTTCATATTGCCCTTCTCGTAACGGTTGATTTGGTCACGTATTTCCTTTAATAATGTTTCTTTAATCTTACTGGCCATTTATTACCTCTTATTTGTAGGCTAGATGTCCGTTTACTACTTTCATCTTCGGATGCTGTTCAAGATAAATGTCCTGCTCTGCATCTGACATCTTCTGGAAAGCATCATCAGCTTTCCTCAATGCTGCGGCAGCACCGGCACGACGTTCTTCGACTGTCTTACCGAGATTGTTTACCTTAGTAATCAAATCGTCTTCGTCTTTAGCATCTTCAAGAAGCTGTTTCTTAATGGCATCTGTATATTGATTCTTTGGAGTCTTCAGACGTTCGTTGAATCTCTTATGTCGTTCAGTACGTTGCCATTCGGTTTCCGGTTCTTCAGTGCTCCAGTTCTCGTTCATGAGGGCTTCTTCAGCTTCAGGACCGCTGATAACGAAAGGATCTTCCTTTGTACCTGCAGGCATTGCCGGCATACGAAGCTTCTCGTCAACTAGACCGCCGTAGTATTCAACCTTGTTCTTTGCATATTGCAAGTCACGTTGAGCCATGAACCATTCAGGTGAACCCGGCTTTACGTTCTTCAGATTCTGTTCTGCATAAGACTGAAGGGCTACAGCATTCTGATAATTCATAACGTTCTGTGCAGCGCGTTCTTCTACAGTATTCTGACGGTTAAGACCGGCAATCTTCTCTGTAGATTCACGCTGAAGCCTGTTCTGTTCAGCCTGCCACTTCTGCTGTTCGCGTGCACGGTTAAGCTGTTCAGCAAGATTCTTGGCGTTCTGTTCGCTCTGGAACTGTTGCTGGGCAGCTAATTGGTCCTTGTTGTACTGGTACTGAGCCGCCTGGTTGAACGCATTCTGGACAATCTGACCAGTATTCTGTACCGCGTTGGCCCAAGCCTGCGGCTGCTTCATGTAGTTCTCGTAATCGCGTTGAATCTGGTTTGCACGTTCGCGCATTGCGTTGCCGAGCATTCCGCCGTAGTTGATATTGTCTCTTTGATAAATACCTGCCATGATTCCTCCTATTAGTACAGACCTGCCATAGCCGAAGCGTAACCGACCTGCGCATTGAGTTTATCCTGTTGTGCAGCCATCAAATCCGACTGACGAGCGTCCATTGTATCGTAGTAGTTGGAAGCGAGATTACCCTGGAGACCGATCTTGTACTGTGTAGCCGAATTCAAAGCGTTGAGACGGTTCTGGTTGTTCTTGATTGCGTCTGCATACTTCTGGTATTCGAAGCTGCGGTCATTCTGGTAATCCTGCATTGCCGTACGGTAGAGTTCGTCGGATTTCTCGGAAACTCCCTTGGCGATATTCAATGCGGCTCCCGTACCTCTTCCTAGACCGGCGCCGGCGGCCGTATGTTGAATTGCGTTAGCCGTATCGCCGATAATGGCGGAATAGTAAGGGTTGATGAAGTCTTCCTTGGTCTTATTATATTGGTCATCGAAATTACCGATGTCAGCTACGTAATCGTTCGGGTTGTAACCGGCGATAGCCTGCTTATATGCGTTTACGTCCGCCTGTGTTCCGAGCGAACCTCGAGTGTTGTAATACTGGTTAATCTGACTGATGAGCTGGTTGTACTGGGCATCCGTAATCTGACCCTGTTGACGAAGCTGGGCTGCGGCGTTTGCACGTGCCTCGGCTTCCCTCTTTGCGGCCTCGTTGGACCAGTAACCCGAGATAGCAGCACCACCTATCTGTCCTGCGGCCGCTGCAGCGGCTCCTGCGATAATTAACGGAATGATAGAGTTATCCTCCTAAAGGGCTATCCAATGAACTATTGTAGGTTCTACCAAGTCTAAAGTGAGAAAGGTATTCGTCTCCACGCAGCCCTTTATTCCATGTAGGCTTCCCTTTCTTACCTATTGAAATTCGTTTACACCAATCTTCGTTACGATTGCGCTGTGCTTTATATTGATTCGATTTAGCCTCGTCAAAGTTGTTATTCTCCTTGTAAGTGCACCAGCGAAGATTGCGTATGTCATTGATATTCATAGCGGTAGGTTCATGTGTAATATGGTCAACACAGTCCCTACCGAGCTTAATATCTTCTTCAGTCTTAGGTATGAAATGTTCGGCAATAAGTCTATATGCTCGTACTTTCTTACCATTGACAGTAACATTCTGTCTATACGGTATAGGTTCTATAATTCCGTTATGACGTTTCATAAGGCCAGTATCTGATATTGCAACTATACTGCGCCCTTGTAACATTTCAGGTTTCAACTCTAACCACTTCATAACAGAATAATTAGTTCCTTTAATTCCACTTCTTCAATACAAGAACACCGAATCCGTTAACGTTACTAGCCAAGTTACAGGTCAAAGTGCTGTCCTTGACCTGTATTCTTTCGCCGTTAGAAAGCTGAATGAAACCGTCATATACTTCCGGAAGCTTCACGTTGTCGTATTTGGCCCCGGACATGAGGTTGATGATGAGTACGTTCTTCAATACGGTGAAAGTGGCCAGTTTCTGTCCGAGCTGGCCGTACTGACCCTTTAGGGCCTCGATATTCTTGTTACTTGAGTCGTATCTGACTATCTTTATGTCGATATTGTTCATAAATCTCCTTAGAATGTGGAACAAGGACTCCATGAAATCTGAAGGTTCTCGATACTCATCGGGATATTCTCCGTAGTGGAGATTTCGAGAGTGAAGAACCTGCCCATGCCGCATCCGAAGATATTAGTCTCGTAATCGTACTGGCCAATCTTGCCCATATAGCTGTCTTCATAATCGGACCATGTAGAACCGTCCCAGCTGTACCTGACCGAGACACGAGGATTGGCCTCGAGGTTGTCGTACTGGTCGTTGAAACTGTGCTGGCCGTTGTTGATGATGAGTCTCATGTCGTCGATATAGAACGGCTGGTTATTTGAAGTCAACACGCCACCACGTCTCATCTTGTAGATCGGGCGACCGTCATGTTCAGTGTACTTGTTCTCATCCATGTAGCAGAGGGCAGTAGGCGTACCTACGTAAATCTTGCCGTATGCGAATGTAGCGTTATTGTAGCGCCAGTATGTCAGACGGTTGTTCTTGTCGTAACTGGCACGGTAATGCCATGCGTCTTCCGTGACGTCGTATACGAAGGTCTTCTTGGAATCCTCGAAAGTAATCGAGTAGAACACGTGCTGGTGTTCCTGCCAGATAGAACTGTATGCGTTCTCCGGATTGACTATCTGCGTAATCTCGCGTTCGATGTCCTGCGTCGAAATACGCTTGATTGTAGTATCGGAAATCATGAATACGCCGTTGTCGCCGATGTCAGAACTTCCTAACCAGAGAACCGTATTGCCCAACATTGCCAGAGAGTTCGGAGCCTTGATACCGATATTACCGGCGGCGTTGTCCGGCGAGCTGAACGGGTTATTCATGTCGTCGTTATAACTGAATACCTGCCAGGAACGTTCGCCGAAAGTGTACAGTTTGGAGCCGTTGGAGCAAAGAGCGATGGTATTGTCCGGACACCATTCGGAATAGGTAATGAAACCGTAATCCGCAAATTCTACTGTCTGGACACGGAATACGTCGTATTTCTCAGGAGTATCGTCAGCAGTACCGTCGATGAAATCCTTGTAGAGGTCGTAATACGCATCCTGGATTTCTCCTGCCTTGTACTGTTCCTTGGTAGCGTCGTCGAGTCCCATCCACCAGGTAATGAAGTTGTTGCGCATCGCGTAGAACGAAGCGTCCTGTGTATCCTCGATTTCGAACGGGTACTGATAGGAAGTATAGAACGCGTCGGTACCTGCGTCGTTTACGATGAGGTAGCCGTAGAGATATGCGCAATGGGTAGGCTTGATGTACGTATCCTTGGAATTGACACGGAGAGGAAGCTTGATAGCGCGGAAATCGAGTTGCTGGTCACCTACCGAAAGACCGGTATTGACCGCGTAGACGTTGTAACCGTCGACGATGATAAGGTGAGGATGAGCGGAACCGTAACCACCGGTCTCAGTCATGTGGCACTGAGAACCGTAGGAATTGACGTTGGCGATAAATTCGACGTTGTGGTTCTCGTCGATTAGGTAAAGAGCGTTGCCGAATACGGCATACAGTACGGGACGGTTATCGTAACCGCGAGATACACGGTACATGCCCCTGCACTGACCGTTGATGTCCGCTGCCTTGACTTCTCCCATGACAGTTCTCATGAGTATGGCCGTAGACTTCTCGTTATCGTTCTGCTGCTGTTCGACGAACATGTTACAGGACTCGCCGAGACCTACCTTTGCGAGGTTGGACTTCGATATTGTTCCTGCGATATTCTCGATTAATCTGGATTGATTGGCCATTCAAGTCCTCCTTAGAACCAGACGCCTGTAAGAAGTTCGGAAGGCGTTGCAGTATGGTAGTCATTATCGAAGTAGTCGCTGCGTACAATCTGGCGCGTAATGGCCTTCGGGGTACGAACGTTGTCTACGAGGATTCTGACTTCGTTCTCGAGTCTCTGCATGTGGGCGTCGTCGAGACGAGGGAACTGCAACGCGAGCTTATGGGCGAGTGCGACAATGAGCAACTCGGTGTAGTTATCCGGAATGTAGAGATCCGAATCTACGTCGAATTCGATAGCCTCGTTGTAGTTAATCTTGAGCCTGCGGTTGAGCATTGCGATACCCGGCTTTACCTTGATAAGCCATTCGCCTTCGGACTTCTCGATGACAGTATAGACCGGTGCGGCGTTCAGATAGGAATCGAACTTGTTTGCAGGTACGAAATCGAGTTCCTTGTAAATCTTATAAGGAAGTTCAGTCTGGGTAACGAGGAATACGGAATTGATCTTCGCTACGTCACGTACGCATACATGGTTCATGCCGAGATACGCTTCCATCTGTTGGATTCTCGGATAGAGCGGGTCAAGAATAGTCTGAGCACGCCAGTCGTAAACGTCTAATGCCGGACTGAAAGCCACGAATACCGTATTCGGAGTGTCCTTTGCCATTGCCCATACTTCGTTATCGACATCTTCCCTCGTAACCGGGCTTGCGAGAAGTGCCGCAGATGAATCGAAATAACGGTTGTTCTGGCCTGCAACGAAGTCCGTCTCGTCATAAATATGAGTAACTTCCGTATTCTTGACGATTACGGAATTCTGAGTGAAATTTAGTAAATTGTCGGAATTGTATTTGGAAACGATACCCCTGAGGAGCTGATATGCTGTCTCGAGAATGTCACCCGGCACAGCCTGCTTGCGCGGGACAAGATTGATTCGGCTGGTCGCTTCCTTTATAATCGAACGTACGTCCATCTAAGTTCTCCTTATCATTATTCTTTCCATAATAATTAGAACGGAGGATGTCGCAAGCTTCCGAATTTCTCCTATCGTACTCCTCACGGGTCATAATTCCGGAATAATAGTGTTCGAACATGTAGTCCGTGTTGCAAATCCAGGGTCGGTGGTCGTAAATTGTACATTTATTTGACTCCTGGTCTAGGAATCTGCATACGGTAGAGCCTTCTATGGCCAGTTCGGGTATGACGTGCCTGCAGCACGGGGCTTTACAGTGTTCACATTTAATCATGGTTGTAGAAATTGAAGTACGCGAGGTACTTGTCGGCCACTTCAGAGGCCTTCTTGCTGTTATATTCCGGCATTTCCGTGTAATGGTTCATCGCGTATATCGAAAGCGCTATCGCGTCGGCCAGGTCGGGTGAATGTCCGAGCTGTTTCTTGATAATTTCCTTCGGAATCAGGGCAATCTGGCCCCTGTTGTTGATAGTGGACTCTATCGCGAGGAATTCCTCCTTGGCGTCGTCCGGTACCCAGAATCCTTCCCTGATAGCCTTCGCGGCTTCCATGTACATTTCCGTACGAGCGTTCGGGTATCTTTCCTCGTCGAAGGGCTTCTGGCCGAAGTTTACCTTGCCTAATATGATATTCTTCTTCTTTAGAACATCGACAAGACCAAGGCTGTAACCTCCGGTAGCGTCCGCATTACCGGCCAAGACAGTATATTTGTCATATAGAGACTTAATGATACCAGCTTTCTCGAAAGTGTCCTGTATATTCTTGACATATTGCTCCTTTACTCCGTATTTGTCCGACATTACCATTGCGTCGTTATCCGCCCCTAGGCCTGCCACGTCTAGACCGAAGAAACAGTCCTTGTCCTCGTTTCGTTTCTCATGAGGGAACTCATGCCTGAATATAATCTGTGACGCCACATCGGTATCGAAGATTTCACCGAGACACTGCTGCCTGAATAGATTGGATCCGATAATATATCGTTCCTCGAGTTCCTTCTTGAATTCCTCCGAAGTGAACGGGTTATCGCGGTACGTAGCGTGAATAACGCAATCATCGTGGTCCTTGACTACCTTGGAGAACCAGTTCTGAACCTTGTCCATCGTGGAAGGAGAACTGATTAGACGAGTCATCGAAGGATATTTGGAACCGCGCATACGGTCCTTTGCATAGTTATAGATTTCCTCGCAACAGTATGCGGCCTCGTCTATCGCCAGTATGGCAATCTCAGATAGACCTAGCAAAGAACTAGGATTCTCGGAAGAATAGCAGAACAGCACGGAACCGTTGTCGAAATGCAGTTCCTGCGATGTCTTGTTCCAGTCGATATTGACTCCAAGCTGTGAGGCGAACCCGAGAATCTCATAGATTAGAACCTTGGTCAATGCCTTGTAGTTCTGCGCGATGATGATACCTCGGATTCCTTCCTTCTTGAGGCATTGCAGAACCAGCCAAGTAGCTAAGATTCTTGTCTTACCAGCCGAAATAGCCGTACAGGCAATAACGAGAGGGTCGTCGAATCTCTCCAGGAACTTCTTCTGCCATTTGGATAACTGATAATTCATTTATTCCTTTACAGTAAACGTTATATTGAACGGATTATTATTTCCCCCGTTATCGGTAGATTCGGCCTTGATTTCTGTAACTTTCTTGTCCTTACTCCATCTGTCCTTGTCCCTGCGTTCGAGAATGTCCATGTAATACTTCGCGTGCGGGTCGGTTAGCAGCTTCTTCGTAAGGTAGTTACGTACGGCCAGAAGCTTTACTTCGTACCATTCGTCTTCGATTTCATCGATGATAGTTCCTACCGGGATATAGTTGAAACAGAGCTTCTTGAACTCTTCCTTGTTAGCCGTAGAGATCATTCCTACGGTCAAGTCTATATTGATTTCAGGTACTACGAGAGTTCCGATTTGTTTGTATAACGTGATGTGTTTGTAGTTCTCTTCGAGCCATTTAGTGAGTTTCATATTTCACCCCCGTGGTCTAGACGTTCGTAGGTTTCGAGCGCCTTCAAATAACGTTTGATTTCGTCGAGAGACTGCATTATACACGCCATCATGATAGCGATGTCGTTGCTGTTGTCCCTCTTGTGTTCGATAGGCTTTACTTCTTCTTTAACTGTTTGTTTCTTAGTTGCCATTTAAATTCTCCTTGTTGAACTCTATTTCATGAATTTGATGATTAATAAGGTCTACTCCGTCTTCCCAACTAAATCTACCGTATTTCAAATAATAATTACGTTCTCTTTGATATAATGTTCTGTTATCACGTTGTTTAATACCATATCTTTCAAAGTATGCCTTTCCAAATACAGTATGCTGTGATTTCTGTATTTCACGTAGTTGCTCTTTAAGTTTAATTAGTTGTTCTTCTGTATGTTCTCCCCATTTATGAGGATGAGGTTTACCTTTCCTAATTTCACTATTCTTTCTTCTATATTCTGGATCTTTAAATCTTTCTTTAATGGCTATGCTCATCTTTAATTTGGCTTCATCTGTATGTGGGTGACCTTTATGTGAAATACCTTTCTGTCTTTCTGAGTTAAACTGATTAGCTATAACTACTGCTTCTTCATAGTCTTCTGCCATTTGCTCAGCTGTTTCAGGAGTCATAAATTTCAAACCTTTCTTGGCCATGAAAGTAAATGCTGTAGCCATACGTTGACGAAACCCTTTCTTTGCTAATAAGTAGTAATAGTAATGTACCAGGAAATGATCCGCTAATGACAATGATATGAGATTATCAGATTCATTATCTATAGGTTCGCCAAGCATCTTGCTAAAGCTTCTTGGAAATTTATGGTGTAGATTTCTATTAGATACAACCTTCTTGGGATATTTCTCATTCTTGGCAAATATATCAAGAACTCTTTGCCAATACTCATTATCAGTGTCAAATACTAAAGAATAATCATGTTTCATATCGTATTTATAATTAGGAAACTCCCCGGGGACTACCCGGAGAGCTAGGAGTTAACTGATGACAATAAACTATGGACACAGAAGGGGCTCGAACCCTTATGGAACCCGGTGCAAGCGGGACGCCTAACCTTTCAGCCACTGGCCCTTATGCTTAATAATTAGTCCAATACCGAGAGAATTTGGTCAACTTCTTCGGCATAGAGCAAAGCCCTGTACTTATATTCGATTCTAGGGAGTATCTTTGTAACGAAATGACGAGATAACGCCCTTATAGCCTGCATTCTGTTCTCGTGAGTATGTGTACCTGTTTCATAAACACAGCAACACGATACTTCCCTGTCGCTTATGTTGGGAATAGCGTTTGTCGGATATAATGCCATAGACATCTTCGTACACATGTCATAAAGAGAACTGTAATGTTCTTCATGCAACGTGTAGTCATACTTCCCGAGTAGCATGCAGTGATGTTCAGGTCGCAAGTACCATAACTGGCTTTCTACGCTTCTGATTGTATGTTCTATAACTGAATTCATAGTGGCGAAGGTGGGATTCGAACCCACATAACGTTATCAACGTCCATAGGAAGTCATGATGCGGCTATATGCGCGATGGCTATTTCCATCCATGCTTCGCCATAAATATGCTCCCATTGATGCAGTCTCCGGGAGCGATAAGGTAATTATGTGACTATAAATATATATTGTTTAATGTGAATTTGTGAATTAATGTGTCCGTGGCGGTTTAATACCAAGAACATTTATAATATAGTAAATTTATTGCCTGGCATATCTAACGTCATGAATTTATTCCGGTATTCCCTTCCAGCATAGCCAGGCATATCCGGGTATTCATGTCGGCGTTCAGGTGATGTTCAGCTATAACCCTAAGCTTCATACCGTCTGAAGGATTGTATTTGGCCAGTTCCTTTACCAGCTTATCCTTAGTGTCAAGAGGTTCGTAACCTCTTCCTGTAAAGTTCGAATGCGCGTATTCGAAGAACTTCTCGGGTATAATGTAGCCGCAACCAGTATTCGGATTCAATGAACGGTTGTCCCACGATACCACGCACTTGCCGCAGGCCATTCCGACGTATGCAGACCTTCCGATTCCTACAACTATGTCGGAATCCTTGACCAGGTCCTCGACGTTCCATACCCTGTCCTTTACATCCTTCGGAACCGAATTGAATTTATATCCGAGTTCTTCGCATGCCTCTTTCAACAATGTATCGTCGCCCTGGCATATAGAGAGTACTCTGACAGTTTCCGACTTGTTATCGTCAGGCTTGAACCTCTGAAGGTCTATGCCGTTGAGCATTACCGGTACTTCCATTCCGAACTTCTCCTTCATGAAATCGGCGATTTCTACAGATACTGCGATATACGCCTTGCAACCGTTGACTGGATATTCAAGCGTAGTAAACTTGCTGTTCAGAAGCTGCAATACGTCGCATCTTCCAGCGAAATGAGAAGTAGTTGCGCTCTGGCAAGTGATTGCCATGTCAACTTTACGACCGTCGTACTTCTGTATTCCGTTTGATTCAAACCATCGTTCCGTCATGGAACCGGTTCCTAGGTCTCCCGACCAGTAATAGATGTCGTAACCTCCCATACGGAGCAACGCTGAGGCCATGTCGACCAGCAGCGTAGTTGTACCTCCTAGGAATTCGAATTTATCCTGTGCTAGAACTATCGATTTAGTCATTGTTCATCTCTTATCATTTAATTATACCGACCTTACGTAAATATTCCGTTTCTTTCCCGAATTCTTCACGCGGATAACCGCATGTAATGTCCAGTAGTTTGGATTCGTCTTCTACGTTAACGAAGAACCTGCGGAAGCTGTAACCTACCTTTCTATCTTCACATTCAGTACTGGTCTTCTTTCCTCGTTTAAATCCGTATTTGTGCATAATCCAGAACAGACCCAAATCGTCTAGCGGTACGTTCTTCATGAAGTTCCTGTCGATATGCTGTATGAACTTCTCGCAAACCTTTGAAGAATATACCATATACTGTCCCATCGTATACTGGTCAGATCTCGTACACAGCCAGTCCGCATCCTGCATGTTCTTCTCGATTTCCTCGAGATAAGTTGGAGGATAGCTAACGTCGTCGTCCGCTGTAACAAGGATATAGTCGTCGTATAGGTGTCTTCCGATTGTCGGCATAATCTTGGCGTATACCTTGATGTCGTCACCGCGGAAATATACCTTGAAATTGGGATATTTCTCACGGAATTCCATAACCCATTTAGGAAGATCCGGAATACCGTGCGGGAAGTTCTCCAAGTCGAGGTTGAGTTCCAGCAAATCCGGTTTCCTAGTCTGTTCTAGCAGCGACTTTACTGTCGCCTCAGCCTGTTTGATTCTCTTAGACCAACTTGTCATGCTTACGATAATCTTAGTCATTCCCTTACCTTTCCCTTTACTTTGAATACTTTATTGAACTGTGAATAATCTACACCTTCGACTGGCTGGTTGAGTGCCACTATAAGTTCATCAGAATCATTTACCGATGATGCAATCTTATGAATAATATCCGGTAATTGATATACTAAAGCATTACGTAATAATTCATAATCGAAATCTATGAACATCTTATCGTCTACATAGTATCTTACTTTAACAGTCATTACTTGTCTCCTTCAACCCATTCGTTTGCTTTCTGTTCGCCTTCTTTCGTAAATACGTAAGCCGGTCGGTTTCTTTCCATCCACGTGTTGTAATCAGTCAACGCCCTGGCCATCTGTTCCTGACTGCACGCATGTGTAGGAACATAAGGTGGTACGTCATCCGGTTTCCATGAATAGTTATGTTCGAAATCGCATTCCGGGTGGTAATTGGTAGGAATATTCGGCTTACCGTAGCCGTACTGCGAGAGCCACTGGTCGAATACGACATCCTCCAGCTTCTTTATTCGTTCTTCCATTTCTCTTAACTTAATTTCTGTATCGGTCATTCTGTTTCTCCTTGATTAAATTGTACAGCTGGATGCTGTCCTCGATGTTATGCCTGATTCCGTGAATCATGTATTCCTGGTTGTCCATCCACTTTCCGGTAGTAACCTGAGCGGACGTCTTAGGCCATTCTAGACTCATATGTTTATTTATATTGACCATACAGTCCAGAATGTCCGTATTTAACGACATTTCCCTGAACTTCATCTCTAGCATGTCCCTGTCGTAGTCGTAGTTCCCGTAACCCCTGAAGAATACCTTGAAACCGTATTTCCTGGCGTTCCCGATCAGCTTGTGGATGCTTTCTATGAATTCCCTGTAGTCGTCGAACGAATGTATGTTGTACTTGTCAATCATACTGGGAACTTTAGTTCCGCTATAGTGTACGGCCTTGGTCTTACTACCGTTCGGCAGCTTCCTGGGTTCTTCCGGCAGCTTGCATACGTACGTTATGTTTCTGTTGCCGTTGTACATTGTCATGCACCAGAGTCTCGTCCCCGGGTCGTAGTGACCGCCTTCCGGGAATATCTTCTTATTAATGTCTCGCGAGAGAGAATCTCCCTCCAAATCAATCGTCACGTAGTCTATGTTCATAATACTCCTAAATATAGCAAAGTTTCGTTTACACTATACTATATATAAGAGTTTATTTCCGGGTTTCGCCAGATTCTGTCAACAGTTCCCTAACAGTGTCGATATTTACCTCGAGGTCTAGACCGTAAGCCCTAATCAAAGTTACCTGCAACATGGAGTCTTCCATGCCCAACATACCTCTAATCGCAGAGACTTGAGAAGGAGTCAGCGTGGCAAGCCATTGTTTGCATTTGGAGATACTCTGGAGGTTGTTTCTCTCTCCAGGAGTAAGTTTACGTAGCTCGTAATTTAAATAGCTCTGGACACGCTTTACGGAGATATGACGATTCTTCAACGCGGATTCGAACTTACTGTTTATTTCGTATATATCGTGGTCCAGCAGGTATTGTGTCAGTTCCTCGTAGCTGTTCATGTCGTCAATCCAGCTGTACTTGGTCTTTCTCTTCTTATAATAGTAACCGGTAGGGAAGAACTTGACGATTTCCTCGGAAGGTCCGTAGCCTTTCCACTCGTTGATAACCTTGTCGCGTACTGTCTTTATGATAAGTCCGGAATATACGTCCCAGGTACCTTTGATATAGTCTTCTACTGGCTTGTTGTGAGTAATACGGTTGAACAGCAGCTCGTCGATGTCATTCTTTATATATTCAGGGTTGGGCTCGTTTATAGGATAGTTTAAGGCGGTCTTAACCACCATGTAGTCGACGAAACACGCCGCGACCAGTCTCTTGACAGCGAAGTCTACGCCCTTGAAAGATCTAACCACGTCTATGGTATGGTTGTTTCCGAGATATAGGTTGGGGATGAAATAACCCTTCAGTTTGGGTAACGTCTCTGCATATTGTTCTTCGAGAGACTTGCTGTGCTCCTGGTTCCAGGAGTCATAACTTCGTTTGATGATTAACTTGACCAGATACTGTGGTCTTCCATAAGTATACATAAATGATTACTACCTCTTCCTCTGGTATTACTACCTGAAATCCTGGCCAGGAAGAGGTAGTAATCGTGGTTCGTCATATTATTTATAACGAACCTATTACTGAATTCGTAATATTAAATATAGTAAACGTACATAAACTTACCTTAGCGTTATATGGAAATATTCTGTCTTTACTGTATTAGGCAAGGCCAAATAACTGGAATATATAAGTTATATATTCATTGATGTATCATTCTAGTTATTAGACCTCTTATTATATTACAGTTATTTGGCTTTACGTGCACATTTAACTATATCCTATATCTTTATTATAATATGGCTGTATATGGAGCTCACGTATAGGGACTGACTTTGAGTTATTTGAGAAAGTCTAATAACTGGAATATAATAAGAAGCCCGATAACTGTAATATAATAAGAGGTCGAATAACTGCAATATAATAAGACCAGCCCCTGATCAGGAACTGGCTATAATTATATTAGTTATAATTTATATATTTAATATATTATTAATGTATCATTCCAGTTATTGGGCCTTTCGGCCATTTAACTGTGGTTGTTGCACAGTAATAAGGGTTTACGAAACAGCAAGTTATTGCTATATTTAACCGCATAGTTATATAAAGGAGTAAAGATGAGTAAATACTATGATCTAGTTGAAATCAATAAACTTGCCAACAACCTCATACACGGTACCGAAATCATGGACAGCATGGTCAAGGGTATAAGGAAATACGGAATGGATAAGAAGAAAGTATACGAATATGCGGGTCCTTATCCCCAGTCATGGAACATCGAGTTCAACAACATCTGGTCAATGTTCATGGCGTTGAACAAGGAAGACTACAACCGCCTGATGAAGTGCAAGTAATAATAAAGACCCCTTTACGGGGCCTTATTTATTTATATGGCAGTCAAATACCCGTTTACGGGTCTATAACGTATTCAACGACACGTATTCGGATATTCCGAAGTCGTCGTGTTCTGAGCCGTAATGAAGCCCGGCTAAATGTTCTACGCTCCAGAGTGCAACCTTGGCCTTAGAACGCGGTATATGTGCGAGTATGAGCCCCTGGTAGAATAGCTGGTCAGCCATTTCCTTACACATGATTTCGCTTCCGTAAATTCCGTCGTGACAGATTCCGGAAATGTTGTAGAGAGGGTTCGAGTCGTCCCAGTCAGGCAAATACCACCTGAAGATCTTCGGAACCGACAGTCCGTCAGTCATGGCGCCCTTATCTACCTTAATCCTGAACTTCGTGTCGTGAAGTTCGAAATCCATCCAGACGTCCTCGTCCAGAACGTATAGGCCGTTTACCTTCCTGTAACGGCACGTAGGCGAATATCCGATAATCTTCATCTCCACTTGCCCCAGTCGTCGTTGGAGAATATGACGCACCCGATAACCAGCAGTACGCCTATGAAAGTCATAGTCGAAATCATTTCTTCTCCTTGTTGTACATGTTGTCGATAGTCACCGAAAGCTTGGCGATGTTCGTATTCAGTATGTTGAGCTGGTTGCGCAGGTCGTCGAGTATGTCCTCGTGGTGCTGGGAACTTCCAACCAGCTGGTCAATCTGGAAGGTATGCTTCAGCACTGCGTCGTGGAGATTCTGGGAATCCTCGTCCCTGGAAACCTTCGTAGCCTTGCGGTCGGTTTCTATCTTCCGGAACTTCATATAGAGGTACAGCCCGCCGAGGATTACGACCACCAGCGGGAGAGCGCTCGGGCTAATAGAAGATACGATTAATGCCAAAGTTTCGGAACTCATAGTCCCTCCTTAGGTCGTCGGGCGATTGTCTACAGCGTTAATCTTGCCCTCTACCATTACCATGCCGATAGTCGCCTGGGAACCGGCGGAATGGCCCTTGATACCGATCTTCTTGATGTCGGCGGTACCGTCCATGCGGAAGTAGAAAGGAATAGTATACGGGTATACCGTACCTAGAGTACCTGGGATATTCCAGCACTGGGAACCGTACTTGCTCATGTAGTTGCCGGAACCGTCGCACGGGACGATAGAGAAAGAACCGGAACTGGTAGTCGTGAAGGTCACGAAACCGAGAATCTGGTTGTAGTTGTAGTTGTTGACGTAGTTGGAAGTGGTACACATGTGCGTATTACCGTTGTAGGAACCGTGATCAATCGGATCCCACATGATAGAATCCGGAAGTTCCTGCTGGCTATGCCACCTAGGGCCCATAACCGTGTCCATAAGGACCTTGCCGGTATCTCCGGAAGCCGGGACTGGTACCGCTACGGAAATGTTGCCCGTACCGTCATTGAAATACTTGCCGGATTCGTAATCGACGATGAAGAGATCGCCGGTAGTAGAAATCGGCTGGTGACCTGGCAATGCGTCTACGTACGCGACCTTGGAGGCCTCGATGTTCTGTCTGGCCTGTGTCTTCTCCGCGGTTGTGAAATCCTGCTGAAGGTTGGAACAGACCTTATTCTGTTTAGCCATGTTTAAATTCTCCTATAATTTCGAAATTATTTGGTTTATATCTTAAACTTACTATAATAATTAGCTATCTTTATAATATGAATAAAGAAGATATTATACGCTTACACGGTATTGAGTATTATGAAGAATACAAACGCCGTAGCTGTGAAAGAATAAAGAATAAGTATCGTACAGACGATGAATACAGGAAGCAGCGTAGCATGAACATTTCCAGATGTATATGTAAGCGATACAAAGAAGATTCTGAATTTAAAGAAAGAGAAGATGCAAGAACGAAACTATTAAACAACCAAAGATATTCTTCAGATAAAGAGTTTCGCAATAATAGACGTAAGCAGACTAAATTATGCCAGATTAAACGCTATGTCAAAGATGGTCGGTTCGACTTAATAGAGAACTATGATAAAGCTAAAGCTGATAACTTCAAAGGCTGGGCTATTCATCATCGTGACGAAATACGATTATTGCCTTCGGGAATGATAGTCATCAGAACCAGGGAAGAACTCATTGAGAATGACAGATATTATAACTGCCCACCCAATGAGCTCATTTGGTTAACATCTTCAGAACATATGCGTTTACATAGAAAGTATAGAAGTTACGAGTATTCTCCTTACTTCCAGTCAGAAGGTATCTGCTGGTATTCTGCATAGCCTGTAGTTGTACCTATGCCGCACCTGTAGAAGCAATCATTATGGTTCGTAACCTGATCGCCCAACGCAGCCAGCTTGTTATACATATCCAGAATTCCCGAAGGTATCTTCCTACATTCCTCGAACATCCTAGCTACTTCCGTGACATTATCGACGACGAAATCGGGCATCGTATTCAGCTCACCGCATAACGAGAACATTGCGTACATGTTCTCGGCCGAATTCGTATTCGTAAACAGTACACGTTTCAGGCTTTCACAATCCTTGAAGCACTGTTCGAAATTAGTAACCTTGCTTACGTTCCATGCCGGGAATTCTTCAAGAGAATGACACGCTCGGAATGCGCGATACATGGATGTCAAATTCGGTACGTTCCACACCGGAACATACTTGAGGTTCGTACAGTACAGGCATGCGCATTCCAGAGACGTAACGTTGGGCATGCTTAGTACAGGTAGGCTTTCTATTTCACACTGACCGGCCATGAACTCTTCCACGTTTGTTACACTGGACATGTCGAATGCCGGAAGTTCCTGTAGCTTTCCATAAGTGTCCCAGTAACAGTCGAACATTCTATACATGTTCGTAACGTTGCTGGTATCGAACAGGCATGTCTTCATCAGGTTATAGCAGTGGAAACACATTTCACTCATATCCGTAATATTGGAAGTATTGGCCGATATGATTTCGATGACGTTAGTCGATTCCCATAACAACTTGCGGAAACTTGTTCCGCTCTTGTATACGTCATATACGTTCGTAGTGCCCGGAACCAGGGTGGCCGTTTCATAAGTTGTGTCGTACACCTTAATCGGAGGATTTCCGTCGTATGTACGTACAAGCAAATGCCCGGGTAACGGGTCAGGAAGCGGCTGAACGAAATCCAGCCACTTACCGTCCGGTGCAACGATGACGTCGTTGTTTGCATAGTTAATCATGACGCCTCCTTATGCTGTCCAAGATATAGTTCCAGTAGACATCGAACCAGCCGGCCGGTAGTCATAAGGGTAGTAGTAACCACAAGAATGACTTACCTGGGCAAGTTGTGTAAGGTCGCCCTTGTATATGTTATTGTTACTACTGATTGTATTTGTACCGTACAGTGTTGCATTTATAGTACACGATGCAGAAGATGTCCTAGTTTCCAAGAAGTCCTTCCAGGATAAAGAGCATGACGATGCTTCAGTATCTGTACCAACGGCTATATACAGAGCCTTGTCGCTAAGACTGGTAATATCGGAACGAGTGACTGCTAATGCATACGGGCTCTGTTCCGGAGTTGTATTTACTAGCATACTTAAATACTGGGATTCCGTATTTAGCTGTATAAGTTCGGGTATAGAACTACAATAACCTACGCCTCTGTAGTTTGTTGAAGTCGGTGCACTGTTATTATATTTGAATGTACATACATCGTAAGGTTGTTGGTCTGAAATACTAGATTCAAATCCCGTAAGTTTCAATACGAAATATTTATAACCGGATGCAGCCTGTGCAACGAAATCACCCCTTACAGTAACGTTGGAAGTACCGATAGTTAGGATATTGCCGGAAATCGATGCGCCGGTGCCGGAAACGAGCGTATACTTGTCGAAGTCGTAACCGGAATTCGGCGTATTGCTCAAGGTTACAGTGCTTCCAGAATAGTTGGAAGTCGGGGATGCCGCGATAGTACCGTGACCGTCGTTAGTACATGTTACGGTGTACTTGGTGTCTTCGATGAAATTGCCGACAACCGACACGTCGGAATCGGCGATGTCGAACTGGTTGGCATTCTTCAATGTTGCACCGGTAATGCTGTAGGAACCGAAATGATAATGGGTATCAGGAGTATTGCTGAGTGTGATTTCGGTACCGGAGATACCTTCAGTCGGGCTGGCAGTAACCGTACCGTGAGTAGCGGAAGTAGTAACCTGGTATACGGTCGGCGTAGGAGGTACAACACCTCCGCTCTGGACGGGAAGAAGCCACTTGTTTCCGATCTTCAATACGTTGCTGTTTAGTGTTAACATAAATTCCTCTTGGATATAAATAGAATTCTTAGGTGACGTCCTTGACGAGCCCTGTTCCCGTAATAGGGTTCAATAGACCGCCTGAGAATTTGAGAGTTCCGTTCGAATAGTTTAACATGAATAACTCCTTTATGTTGCATCCTTGACGAGACGAACAGAGAAACCGAATGACTTAGGGTATCTGTACGAATCCGTCGACGCGCCCGTACCGAAGTAACGGCAGTAGGCGTTGGAAGACGAGTACTCAGTGGCCGTCCAGAAGAGCGCGTTGCTGCCTAAATTGTAGAAGGAGCCCGAATACTGGTAACCAGCGGGAAAGACCGAGAAGCCGAAGTCGTCGGTTCCGTTACCAGATGACCACCCTGTGGTAGACTTTAGCTTCGTGCCGGCAGTGCTAGAACCACCTACAGCCGTAGCCAAGGCATCCCATTCCGATGTCGTTGGTAAATGCCAGCCAGGAATAGAAGCTGCAACTCTAAGAGCAGCCTCCCATGTATAGTAATATTCAACTACATCGCCTTGACCATAGTTTACAGTTTGCGTATAAATGCCGCCTTGGCCATCATCAATAGCTAAGTTCTTAGCCATCCATGTTTGTGTACCGATAGTAACTTCATCGAAAGAAGGTCCTGGCTGTATACTTTCATATACTTTAGTAGAACCAAGATAAGCAGAACCTATCTTGGTCGAACCTAAATATAAACTACCAATACTTGTATTTCCTAATTTAAATCCCATATAACTCCTTTAGGTTTCTGGTATTAGATATAATACTGAACTTACTGGTGAACCTGGTAATGCATTAACTACTTGAATATCAGTAATACCTGCTGTAGTTTCGACTGATATTTCGTTGTTCGTAATATCAATCATATTACCCTCAGAATAAGTAGGCGTAGAACCGCCGCCCTGTGCACTGATGATAGCCGAGGCACCCGTGACTTCAACCTGTACGTTCGCGCCTGCGATGAGCTGGATTTCGGTAGGCTTGTTCAGGATTTCGGCCACGCCGGATGCTGCGTTCCAGTCGGAATTAACCTGTTCGAACGAACCACCGCCTCCTGCTAGCTCGTGTCCGTCGATTGCAGTAACCTGGTTGTTATCATTCAGTTCTAAGTCACCGTCTGTAAGGTATTCTTCCTTAACGGCAGGTGAAATATAAACAGCGCTTGAGTTACCACTAGAAAGATATACGAGACTACCGGTTCCATCACTATTTGTAAGTGCATTAATATTTATCCAGTCATCTCCTTGGCTATAAGGAATAAATGTTAAATCTTCAGTAATGATTAAATCAGCAACATGATTTGTAGCAGGTATTACCATTCCATTATATGCTGCTGCAGTATTACCAGTTACGTAAAGTTTAATTGAATTTGCAGTGTCAGGCAATGTGAAACGATAAGTTCCAGCTTTCAGTGTTGCAGTTCCATCTGCATTTCTAGTAGGCAATGTGTATATATTACCGTAAGCGAAACTGCCATCACCATTCCAAGAACCATAGTTAGTTTCACTACCACCGGCACTTATTACCTTATATGCTTGGCCTTCAGTATCAATCTCGAACTTAGAGTTAGGTAGATATACGCCAGAAGCAGAATATGGAATATATTCTGACATGTCTAGAGTAATAGTTTCTGTAGACCATACAGCACTATAATAACCATTTGTACAATCAGCGATCCAATATTCAATAGCTCCATTATAAGTTCTAGCAAATGTAAACTTCTTTGCATTATAGTCTGTATTGACTAATTCTGCAAATTCATAATTTCCAGTTGTAGAATTATATTTATATGCAATATAATCATGTGAAGTATCAGCATTGCTATAACCAAATGAAGAACTACCATATTGGAATAATAGAGCCGTCTTAAGATTCCATGAACTTGGTACGAATTGTGGTAAATATACTTCCTGTTTCTTTGTGTCAGGATTTAACCATATTTGTGCTGGAAGACCAGAATTAGTAGGTTTATTACTTACAATATTTCCACCAAGATAATATCTATCAAGATTGACAGTAGTGCCAAGTGTCGCGTCAGGACGAACTACACCAAAGAATGTAATCTTTGATAAAGCTTCTTGTGCCCATTGTAAGGATTGTGCAGCATCAGTAGCATAATTTCTCCAGTTAAACATAATCTGAAGATACTTGCCATAAGAACCAGAAGTTCCTGCCTGATTATAATATGCTTTAAGTCTATAGGTATCGCTTTGTACAATACCGGTTGAGCCGCCTGTTATAGAAGTTGTTGTTAAACTAGGCCCACCCATACCAGTTTCGGCTGTAGTATAATAGAAGGCTATCTGACCTATATTTGATATACTATCATTAATAGTGAATAATATATAATCATCACTACCATTAAAGTCGGCAGGAGACTCGCCATAATAATAGTTAATTGCAGCATAGCTATAACTTGATGTATAAGCATTTCCAGATACTGAATTTATTTGATAGAATACAGTATCTGGAGCCTGGTCTGTAGGGCAGATAACTTCAATAGGACCGCCAGAAACATTACTCTGAATAGTGAATTTACCGAGTTCAGTCGTCGGTAATGCGCTAACCAATGCAACTGTATCATCAACAGAAATAACGTCATTGGTTATATCAATACCATTGCCTGCGGTATATGTAGAACCACCTCCTTGGTCAGTCCCGAGGATCTGGTCATTTCCGACGCCTACCAGTCTATCGTTATACGTATAAGCTTTCATTGTTTACCTCTGAATAGAACCGATGTTGCTCATAATTTAGTCAATGATTCTGAATTCTAGCTTTGATAATAATGCTGAATCTAAAGATGTATCAGGTCCATTTCTACGTACTGTTATGTATTTACCATAGCCTGAGATTGAACCAGCTGCATTCTGTATAATACTTACATTGTACGTACCAACAGGTATACTAGTTGTTCCACTACCTGTATCATCTGGATTGTACCAGGTACCTTCTTGGGCGTACTGATGTGATTCATCACGAACAATAAATCCAGGACCCTGACCAGAAATAGAATTGGTATACAGAAATGACAAAGCAGCACAAGTAAACCCTTCTTCTTTGACAATTATCTGTAAAGTCTTTCCTGCGCCATCATATCCATCTGGATAATTTGGTCCTTCCCAGTTAGCCGTATAATTTGAAATAGTAGCATTACTTGCATCCATTACGAATCCTGCAGGTGCATCAGCCTTCTTCAGCCACTTGTCG